CTTAACGCCGATGGCAAACTAGCCCCGTTCCACTAGGTAGGGAACAGATTGGTCTCAAAAGCCGCAAAATGATACTCATTGCGGAAATAGTAATCTGACCAAACTGACTTGATCAGACACTCAAAAACGGTGGTATCCATGTCACCAAGACGCTCCAAACTGTTTAAATAGTTTTCTATATACAATTGATAAGCGACGGTGACACCAAAAATACTCTCCATACACAAACGTGAGCCCATGGGAATGGCCGGATTAATCCTCTTCCTCCAGCCCTCATCCCCGATAAGCTCATTTTCACGCCACGTCTTCTCACCACCATTGCCATTGTAGTAACGACGCCCCTCGCCGACCAAGCGAAGAGCAGTCGTCCCGAGTGCCGTCAAAATCGGGCAATTAGGAAACATTGCCAAGAGCGAGTCTGCCTTCGCTCTCAACAATCCCTCCATTATTCTCGGTCCACAATGCATCAAAGAAGAGTGGGTCCAACCAAATCCAACTACTATGTACCCCGGATCAGCAACATTCTGCTGCACTTCCGGATCAAAGAACATCTTGCAGAACCCTGCGTCCCCGATGTTCGATGATGTCTTTAGCTTTGCCCGAAAACCAACTCGTCCAAAGTCTTCCGGGCGAACTGATACAGGCTGGCCAGTAAGACGATCACGGCACACGAACAGACCATCGTCACCTTCAGCAACTCCATCCACAGTGTAGCCCAGCTTTGATCCAAGAAACAGCCAGAGCATAAGATTTGTGAATCCGTTGCCGAGAGACGTGCACATGTCTCCGGACATTCTACACCCGTCAACTTTAACGCGCGCGTTGCGAAACTTGCATACATTTCGTCCAGCGAGCGCTCGCTGAATATGCGAGAGATAGGTGGAACGTTCTGGGAGACGTCTGCCCATGTGGGCATAGAGCTGAAACTCGACTGCACGAAAGACATCAGGCTCGATGAGAGATTCGAAAGCACTGAAGTCTGAGCCAGTATAAATGGCTCCGTCGGAGTAGAGTCTACTGCTGATCCACTTCGGCCGCTCATCCACAGGTATGTGCTTGACAAAATGGCGGCCAATGTGAGAATCAGGATCAAATATCGCATGCTCGACAGCGGCGAAGAACGGACCGGTCTTGCATTTAAACGCATCTGATCGCGAGTTAATGAGTCGCACGTGCTTGTAGTCAGCATAAGTTTCAAGCTTTGCGAAACTCGTGCAAACGTAATCACGATTAGTGAGAACCACGTGATCCGCATCCACACGCCGCAACTCATCACAACGAGACTCAGGATAATGTGAGCCAAGCAACCACGTCTCAAGTCCAAGATCAATATCCTCAGGAAGTGGAGGAACATATCTGTTGAGATAGCTGCGAGTGAAACTCCGTAGCTCACGCATGATGCCAGGCTCACGTGCTGGCGGAGCGCGCCCGAACCTTTGACGCACACCACTGACAAGCCCAATACTATCATCACGGTCTGCCATGGGGAGAGCAGCACATGCAACACCCAAGGGCAAACGGCGCTGAGTAGGGCGACGATGAGGACAGTTATCGCGGGCGCGAATAGCGACATCCAGAGATCGCTTAAATCCCTTCGGCCACGGCACAGCTCGTTCTCTTGCGAGATAACCGACTGTGTAGACTCGAGGGTACTTGACATCTGAACCGCTCCCGCCAATTGAAAAACCTGCATACGCTGAGTTGCCCACAGATTGTAGTACAACACAGTCGAAGGCACGACGTCCAGGAAATCCAGTCCAAAGACGCATGAGTTCTGCAGGTTGATCGTGTTGACGTTACGCGCCAACTGAATCAACGTCGAATCAGAGCGCGGCTGTCCACCAGCACTGTCAGCGAAGTACTGAAACAACTTCGCTGACACAGGGCACGATTGGCGGTGCCCCTCAATGTCCATCTCGACATAATATATGTCTGGATTCCGTGCACGCAAGGCTGCTGGCACATGCATGCCATTGCGTAAGTCCCACGGCCCATTCGCATCACCAATGTACGTCGGCATCTGAGACACGCTGACAACCTTAACAGGCGCCAAGCGATCATCAATCCACGACATAACATCAGCCAACTTCGCAAACGGCCATGAGACAACCGGAGAGATGGACTGCAGACGGTTAGCATACCCACGGAGCTGGTGGGTCGGGTAACTGTCGCTGTTGGTGACGATGGGTAAGGAATACTCCACATCCATCTCATCAACACCCGTGTTTTCGACAAGCGTGCGCAACTCACGCACCTCGTCCTTCAACTTCCTGACGTCATCAGCTTGCTTACTCTGATGCCCATCAAGCTTGCCAGTCAGATCCTTGATCTCATCGGCTAGCAGCTTGCTCACCCCCTGTCGGGGTGGCGCTCGCGGTTTCTTGCCCTTCGGCTCGTTACCGCTGTTCTTCCCCGACGGTCTCTGCGAAGACCCAGCCGGTTTCGGGCGCCACTTCGAACACGATGCGCAAATACATAACGCACCGTGTTTTCCGTTCGACGCCGTCGGTGGTGCAGCCAGTCCCTTGGCTGCGGTCGCCTGATTAGAGGCAACAACTGGACCATTTGGTTGTCCAGACACCGTGCTCACCAATGGGGGAGCAACCCCACCCGGTTTTGCTCCGGGAACAGCAGATGGTAAAGTACTCATGGTTCATATTCCCTGGCTAGGGGAATTAATGAGGCACAAGCAGGAAAGGGCAATAGGATACATCGTCAACTAGTGGATATCGCATAAGCGTCACCACGAAGCTGCACGTGCTCCTGACCCCCTGCAGTAGGCCGCCTTACGACGTCCTTCCCGCGATGCCGACCCGATCATCTGGATATACACACCAGCCCTAAAGCTGATGCTTCACCGTACTACTGGGGTCTATCGGATGGCTGCATGACCCAACGTCACCACAGGGCGCTCCCGTTCAAAGGAACGTGCATCACCACCCAAGCATCTCCTTGACAACTAGCTTCAGTGATTTCTCACTAAACCACGCTAGCGTCCCAGTTGGCACCCCGGTTTCCAGGCACCAAATGCG